CACGGTTCTTGACTTGTTTTACAAAGATGGTGACGACGTTCATAGTGAAGACGTCAATACGCAAGAAGAAAAAGAAGATGAAGAAGAAAAAATAGAACAACATATCAAGATGTATATTAAGAAACAAAACAAGGACGACTTTCGATTTGAACCCGAACAATTGGAAGCAATTCACAGAGGATGCGCATTGAAAAGAGGAGAGCTTTTGAACATCACGGGTCCGCCGGGAACTGGCAAATCGACCGTTGTAAATTGTATTGTAAATTATAAACTGGACCGCGATTCCAGTATTGCAATCATGGCTCCCACCGGTCTTGCACAAAAAAATCTTAAAAAATCGTGCAAATATGACGCGATTCACGAGAAAAATAAAAAAATCATATTTTCAACTTTGCATAGAGCCATCAATTTCACATTTGTTCAAAAAAATGGAGGCATAAAAAAAATTGATACAGATGCAGCAAATGCAGATAAGAAAAAAGAAGAGCTTGATTTTGAACCCGATATGTTGATTGTGGATGAAGCATCCATGGTCGACTTGGACTTGTTTTATAAGCTGTTAAAAGCGTGCAAACAGTTTCATACTTCGCTCATCTTGATTGGAGATGTAAACCAGCTACCGCCCGTCGGTCCCGGAATACCGTTTGAATCCATTATCAACTCGGAACTGTTTCATACAACAAGATTGACAAAAATTAAACGCCAGGATGGTAACTTGAGAGAGGTGATTCAAAAATTAAATACGCCAACCGGACTTGCATTAAACGATTTCGACGGTACAAGTTCTATATTTATCGAAGCAAAAACGTCTGAACAAATTGAAAAAACGGTTACAAACATATATTGCGAAGAACTGACACGCGATCCGAATGTTGACATTCATACCATGTGTGCTCAAAAAGACAAGGGTGTATTTCATTTGAATCCCGTGATTCAGATGTTGAAAAACGGTAAAAGTGCAGAGCTTTTTGTAAAAAAATACGAAAATGGACACCAACATCGGTTTCATGAAGGCGATCTTGTCATGCGAACGGAAAATGACTATAAAGACGAAAATAATGTGCGCGTCAATGGAGATGTTGGAACCATTCACGAATCAAGAGTAAAGGCAAAAAAGTTTGGAAGAGACATATATGAATATCGATACACGGTAAAGTACATCGGTGGCGACGGCAAAGAAACAGATGAAGAAACGAATCTGAGCGTCGAAGATGTTCGCGATGCATTTGTACCGTTTTATGCAAGCACTGTGCATAAAATGCAAGGACTTCAAAAATCAACCATTGTATTCATTGTTTCGCCGGAGCATTCTTTCTGTTTAACCAATGAAAACTCAAAAAAGTTGGTCTACACGGCAATATCGAGATGCCAGGCCAACTTTTACGTCGTAGGCGATAAGAATTTATTTACAAAGTCGCAACAGTCAAAAGGAACCAGTGTTTACCCTACACGATTTATGAAGGAATTTAACAAGTATGATTTTGAAATGTAAGGAATTTAACAAATATAATTTTGAATGTTTGAAATACAAATACTTATAAAAAATAAAAAAATATAATTATAATTATATATATAAATAACATATATAATTAAGGATATATGTCAATAAATAATTTTTTAAGATATTATTTTACAAAAGATATACAAACATTTGTTAATCATGTAAAAAATACAAAATTACAAAATTATTATCATAACAAAAATAACAAAAATGACACCAAAAATATGAAAAGTTTAACTGATAACTTTGACTCTTTAAAACAAGAAAATTATAATAAAACTATAAATATTAACAAGTTAAACGAATATGCAATATATAAAATTCCGATTCAATCATCAGAATCATTAAAACAAATGGCAAAACAATGTTTAAAAAAAATACTAAAGAATCAAAAAATATTAATGAATAATAAACCGATTCATATGAAAGAATGTATAATCGTTGACATTCTTAATATAACTTCTGAAACTAAAGCATTCACTTGTTTTCATACAGATGTGGAATACTCTATTTTTACAGGATATGGGTTTAATGTTTGGTATTTAATAGAAAATGATGAAAAATTCGGAAACATGTTTTTATTAGAATCAAATGACTATAAAAAAAAATATACTCCTTGTATTTTATTAGACAAAAGTGATGATAATTCAATACCTCTTGTTGTTAACTCATATTATGAATCATTGAAACGTCATTTCGTTAATAGAAGTCATATTGGATATTTAAATAAAGATAATTTTAAAATATCATATACAAATTTAAAAAATGGTGAATGTATTGTCATGTCAAAACATTTATTACATTCAGGTGATTATAGAAGAGAAAATAATGTAAGAGCATTTAACTTTAGAGTTATAGTAAAAAATGAAGATGGGTCAGTCGATTATAATACATATTATAAACCATCAAATAAATTTCCCAATCATAGATGGGACCAAGAAAATAAAAAATTATACGGTGTCGAATTATTTGATTTTGCGTAAATCCAAATATAAATTGTTTATTATAAAAATATTTTTACCTAATATCTATAATAGTCGACTAGTATATATTTTTCATTATTGTTGACAGGGTGAATAACAATATAGTTAGCACAAGGAACAGGTGGTGTAAAATATTTTATAAATGATGGGGTTGTAAAATTCAAATATGAATTAATCAACAGTCCATTTGGAGCTGTAGTATTTAATTTTTTTTCTAAACTTTCATTTTTATTTTTTTGTATGTTTGTTTTTATATCGTCTTTTATATTCAATTTTCCTGAAAAGTACACTAAATTACCCAAAACATCTTGATATTCATTGTATTTTTTTCTTGCATTTAAAATTAAATAATATTCTTTCAGTTCAAGTTTATCAACAAGATAATGTATAACTTCTTTTGTTGAAATTTCATTAAAATTTGTTTTTAATATTTTAATTTTAGTTTTGTTTTCATCTTTATTTTTAGTTAATACATTATAGATATTTTTTATATTAACCTTAGGTAATATTTTAATAGTATTCATAAATATTTTTATTTTAGAATAATTAGCATCATAAATTTCAAATGTATAAGTTTTAATTTCATTTTTATAAATTTGGTCTATTTTTTGATATATTAACCAAATACTGTATCCGTCATAGTAAATATGACTAAAATTAATTTTTAAATTATTATTTTTTATAGTAAAATAAATATAATTATCATTTACATTCGGATTTTCACACTCTCCTATAATAAATATATCATGATTTGATCTACTTAATTTTTTTATTGATTTTATTAATTTAGTTTCATTGGTATTTTCACATAATGTAAAATGCAATATTACTCTATAATCAAATAAAATATTCATATTTAAAAGTTATTTATAATATATTTATTATATTTTAAAATATTCGTCTAATACTAATATTTTTATTAAAGGTTATTTATATTAATTTCTATATCTCTCAATTATTTTAGAAAAAATAAATAAATAAATAAATTCAGAAATGGTAACAATAATTTCATCTTCAGAATTCTCAAATTCTAAAATAGTTTGCAATAAAGAAGATGTTGTTCTTCTCAGAGACGAACGTAGAGAGAATGGAAATAATAACAGTTATAGGATAATATTTAATGCACATAATCCAAACTTCCCAATTCATTCCACTGTCGGATTAAAACTTTACACACTGTTATACGAACTCAATCGTGACATCATTCACACATTCAAGGTTGTAAATGAAACAGAAACAACCATTGAAACGGTAACACTATTTAAACCCTTTGGAAAGGACTTTGGAATATCTCCAAAAGCCATGCACACCGTATCCACAATGCATCTCGAATCGGCAGCATGCATTTTTAACGGCGTTGATGTTCAACCAGATAGTGAAAATAATGCAAGCGGAGTAAATCACATTCCAAAAAAGTATGAACGCATTAAGTCGACGCATTCTAAATTAATTGTTTATTTTCTCTCTGCGAATGACTTGCAGTTTGATTTTACATTTGAATTAAGCGATGATGGCGATGAAGAAGAAGAAGAGTCGTCGAGCTGTCCAATTTACATGGAAAACTCTGTCGCTTTAATGATTAAAAAAATGTTTTGTAGATTGAAAGGATTTGTGGAGAGAATGGCGTAAATAATAATTTGATACGCGTGCAATAAAAAAGTATAAAAATAGTAATAAAATATAATTATATTAAATAAATAAAATATTTATAATAAAAAGTATTTTAACACTTTTTTTTATGACTACTATCGGTAAAATGTGGACTAAAATAAAGAATGGTATAATAAGTAATACTATGAAAAAAGTATACAAGGCAACCACGTCCTATTTATCAGCGGCTTATATCTTAACAATAGAAACGATTTGGTATAAATGTAACTATTACACGTATAATGAATACATAAAACAGCTGGCTCTCATGTTTTCGAGAGAAAATATATTTTTTATTAAATTCTTTCAAGCTGTATGCACAACAAGCCACCCGCTTTTAACAGATGACATTTTACAGTATTTAAACACATTTACGGACAATGCGCCATATTCCAGTTCAGAAATAGATGTCGAATCGCTGGAACGTTTGATAAAAGAGCACTCCGTTGAAATAAAAAAACCATTTGTTCCGATTAAATCGGGCACAATTTCTCTCATATTTGAAGGGACTTTAAAGTCGGTACAAGGACAAGACCAAAGGGAAGAATCCGTTATTATAAAATGCAAACGCGTTGGGATTGATGATAAAATTCAAGATGCAATATTTAACATGAATCATTTGATTTCATTTACAAGATTCGTTCCTCATATAAAAAATTTGAATGTTCATGATATTTATAATGAAAATAAACAAAGTATACTCGACCAACTTTCTTTTCAAAAAGAAGTGCGTAATATTGAAATATATTATTCGAAATGGAACAAGCCGGGTCTTGACTACATTAAAATTCCCAAAGTGTATTCTGAATTTACAAGACAAAATCCAAATGTAATTGTAATGGAGCGTATCATTGGAGACACAATATATAATATTTGTCCAGAAGATAAAGATCGGTATGCGAAACTGTTGGCAAAATTTAATTTCAAGAGCGTATTTTATGATTCCATGTATCATGGAGACATTCATCCTGGAAACATATTTTTTATCAAAGAACTTAAAGTGACATCACATGCACACATTAACAATAGTGAAAATAATGGTGACGACAGTGGTGACGATAGTGGTGATGATAGTAACAGTGATAATAATGAAGAAGGTGATGGCAACAACTACAAATACAAGATTGGAGTTATTGATTTTGGAATTGTTGGCAAGTTTTCGAGAGACATGCAGAACACAATTTTTCAATTATTTAAAGGACTATATGAAAAAAATCATGATGCTGTTGCACATTGTATTATTAACAATTTAGT